AGACAATTTAATGTCTATGATGAAAGATGCAGAAGCTGCTGCAGATGAAAGACAAATGGCTTATGATGGTGGTATGATAAGAGAAGAGAAAGAAGTAATGGCTGCTCCTAAAGAGCCACTACAACAAAACATTAATGTAACTAAAAGCACAGTTGACAATGGAGCAGTAATGCCAAGAGCTCAACAAAGCCCTATAAAGGCTGCTATAAAAGAAGACATGATGCTTGACCCTTATCAAAGACACGTCAGAAGCTAATAACTGATAGGCTACTTACGTCAGTAACCCCTATCAAAATTATAACCTTTAGCTACCTTGTAAGACAAGCCCCTAATAAAAAAGACGTTTTTAGAATAGGCTACCTTGGAAATAGCACAAGCCCTTAAGGAGAAAAGAAATGGCAGAAGTTGAACAAATACAGGAAGAAACTGTAGAACCAACTCCTAACCCGTATAACCAAAATAAAACATGGCACACTGATGAAGTAATGCCTAAACATGGAGATACGGCAGAAGGATTGTTTTTTGAACGTCCTCAAGCTCAGTCTGAAGAAACAGAAGTAGAAGCACAAGCAGAAACTGAAACGGAAGATCAAGCTTATAAACGTCCAAATTACAAAAAAAGATATGATGATTTGAAAAAACATTATGATACGAGGCTCTCTGAATTTAAAAACAGAGAACAAGAATTGCTTCAAGAAGCTGTAGCAAATAGACCGGAGTATACTGCTCCTAAGTCTGCTGAAGAACTAGAACAATTTAAAGCTGAATATCCTGATGTTTATGAAGTAGTAGAAACTGTAGCCCACCTACAAGGTGAAAGTAAAGTTGCTGCTCTTCAAGAAAGGTTAGACCTTATGCAAAGTCGTGAAACCGAAATACTTAAACGTGAAGCTGAAAAAGATTTAGTGACTAAACATCCTGACTTTGAAGATTTACGAAACAGTGATCAATTTCATGATTGGGCAGAAGCTCAACCTGAAGAGATAAAAGATTGGATTTATAATAATCCTAATAATGCATCTTTAGCAAGTAAAGCCATCGATCTATTTAAATTGGAAAATGGAATTGCACCTGTACAACCAAACCGAGATAAATCTAGGCAACCCTCTGCTGCTGATATGGTGTCTACTAAGACAACAACAGTGGATGAGAAACAGCCGAAGATTTGGACACAACAAGAAATTGCTGCCCTCTCAATGGACGAATACGATAGACTTGAAAAAGAAATCGACAGAGCCCAAGAAGAAGGCAGAATTAGATAATAACCAAATATAATATTCAAGGAGAATAATTATGGCATTTAATCAATCTGATGCTCTATTTGAGCAATCAACCGATACAAATGGTAACTTTGGTAATTCTGTAAGTGGACAAAATAACTCCTTCTTTTTACCTGAAGTCTATTCTAAAAAGGTTTTAAACTTTTTCAGAAAAGCTTCGGTAGCAGAAGCAATCACTAACACTGATTACTCAGGAGAAATATCTGCTTTCGGAGATACTGTAAGAATCATTAAAGAACCTGAAATTACTGTTTATCAGTATGAAAGGGGAGCAAACGTAACTAAAACAGCTTTAACAGATCAAGAACTATCTTTAGTTGTTGACATAGCTAACGCTTTTAAATTCATCGTAGATGATATTGAAACTTCAATGTCTCACGTGAACTTCAAAGAAGTAGCTAGTTCATCTGCTGCATACGCATTGAAAGATGCATTTGACACAGGTGTAATTGCTGAAATGTTTGCAGGAATATCAGCTTCATCGCCTGACCATATCATTGGTTCAGACAGTTCTACTGCTGATGCCACTTTAGCTCACGCAAGTAACTCTGTGGACCTATTAGGTTCTGACGGAACTGGTGTAGATGCTTTAGACCTAATGGCTAGATTAGCCAGAAAACTAGATGATCAAAACATCCCTGAAGAAGGAAGATGGTTCTTAGCACCACCTTCATTCTATGAAGAGTTGTCACAATCTGGTTCTAAAATGTTATCCGTTGACTTCAACGCAGGTCAAGGATCATTAAGAAATGGTTTAGTATCAAGTGGTAAATTACGTGGATTTGATATGTACAAGTCTAACAATGTCGCAGCAACATCGAATGCTACTGGCAAAGTTATGGCAGGTCACATTTCATCTACAGCAACTGCCCAAGCTATAACATCAACAGAAGTCATTCGTGACCCTGATTCATTTGGTGATATAGTAAGAGGTCTTCACGTTTATGGTGCACAAGTACTTAGACCTGAAGCTCTTGCAGGTGCTTTCTATGTAATAGACTAAGCAACCCCGTAAGTGGGGAAGGAATCATGTGTTCGCTTCCCCCTTACACTTTTTAATTAGGAGATACAATATGTACGAAAAACGAATGAAAAAAATGGATGGTGGATACGGAACAAAACGTAAGAAAAAAGGTATGGGTGGACGTACAATGTACAACAAAGGTGGAGAAGCAATGCCTAAAGGCAAGCCTTGTTAAGATGAAAGGTGTAAAACATTATACCAAAGATGGTAAAGAATTTAAAGGCAATACACATAAGATGCCTAATGGTGAAGTACATACAAATAAATCTCATACTAAAACAAGTGTAAGAGTATTTCATTTAAATGAACTGGGTAAAACAGCAAAGAAAAAAG